TTGTTGCAGTGTTCCACCTTGTATCAACCCAAAGACCATTAGATGAAGTTGAGTTTCCATCGTTTTCAATTTTGGCTATGTAATCATCTACATCCTTTTGCACTGTTAAAGCATAACTAGGCGAACTCGTCCCAATCCCGACGCGATTATTGTTACCATCAATTCTCATAATCTCAGTGTTGTAAGACTTGAAGATATGGTCGCCAGCAGTCGCATTAGTTGACGTTGTTTGATAGGTGATGTTCTGCTCAGAACTTAGGCTTATTGCAGACGCGCCAGTAACCGTTACGTCACCATCAACAGTCAAACCATCAGCAGTCACTGTGCCGGTTACGTCTACGTTTCCCTCTGGATTCAACCCTATCTCAACCACAGCACCACTACTGTTCTCTGTGTACAGCCTTCCGTTTTCTGTGTCTACTGCAAGCTCACCTCTTACTAAGTCTGAGGCTGCTGGAGCATCTGATCCATATTTAGTTACAATTGTTGTAGCCATTGTTTAAGTTCCTCTTTAGTAAGTGCCGCCTGAAAGCGTACCTGTTGTCATATTCGTTGCATTTAGAGTTGAGTCTGATTGTAGTGCTGAGTCTGCCAAAGCGCCTTGTGCTGACGTAGCTGCATCTGTGATCCCGTAGCCAGCTAATGTAGTAGGTTTGCCCTGTAGTTCAGCAAAGGTTAAACCGGAGCCTGAGTCAATCCAGTTAGAACCGTCGTACACTCGCATAACGCCAGTGGTTGAGTTGTAATATAAAGCGCCGGTAACTAAGGCATTACCGTCGTTGTCAGTAGTTGGGTCTGAAGTCTTGCTACCTAAATATCTATCATCAAAAGAGTCTAAGGCTGATGCCGCTGACGCTGCGCTGCTTGCTGCCGCCGTTGCGCTAGAAGCTGCCGCTGTTGCACTGTTAGATGCGTTGGTTGCGGAGGTTGCAGCGTTGGTCTCTGATGTGCCAGCGTTTGTTGCAGACGTTGCAGCGGCTGTAGCAGAATTGCCAGCATTTGTTTCAGAAGTTGCTGCATTAGTTGCGGAAGTGCTTGCTTCTCCAGCTTTGGTGGTTGCTGTGGTTGCACTGGTGGCAGCACTGGTTGCGCTAGTTGCTGCTTCCGTTGCCTTAGTCGTAGCTGTAGTCGCGCTGGTGGCTGCACCTGTGGCACTGGAGGCTGCGTTGGTTTCTGATGTAGACGCATTGCTTTCACTCGCTGATGCTGCCGTTGCACTTGCTGCTGCGTTAGTTGCGCTAGTGCCAGCATTAGTGGCACTCGTAGCAGCGTTACTTTCACTTGTGCCAGCGTTAGTTTCGCTGGTTGCTGCGCTTGTAGCACTTGTGCTTGCTGCTGTAGCGGAACCAGACGCATTGGAAGCACTTGTAGAAGCCTCCGATGCTTTAGTTGTAGCAGTAGTAGCACTGGTTGCTGCGTTAGTCTCTGACGTACCTGCATTGGTAGCAGAGGTTGCAGCATTAGTCGCGCTAGTAGCTGCGTTAGTCTCACTTGTTCCTGCGTTAGTTGCACTTGTCGCAGCATTGGTTTCGCTTGTACCGGCATTAGTGGCGCTAGTCGCTGCTGCGGTTGCACTCGCTGCTGCTGCGGTAGCGTCTGTACTTACACCTGCTTCGCTGTTAGCAGCGTTGGTTGCGCTGGTTGCCGCTGCGGTTGCAGAGGCTTCAGCTTCATTTGCTTTTGTAGTAGCAGTTTGAGCGTAGACTGCTATTTGACTGGCGTAGGCATCTGTACTACTGTCCCCAGAGCCTCCGTCCCCTCTAAATATCGCCATACTTACTCTCCGCTGTTACTAAAAAAATAAACGAATAAAAAGTGAGGTACTAACCCGAAGGTGTTCCCTCACACATATTTTTATAGATTAAGCGGCTACAGCCAATACAAAACCTGATTCTGGACGTAACGTCTTAACACCGTAAAGCGTATCTGCGGTGTAAAGCGTACCCAAGAACTCTTGCTTGTACTGAGTCTGTGAGCGGATGCCCTGCTGCTCAGCCATTACCATCGTGTCTTTGTGGACAAGGAAGGCGGCTTTAACAGTGGTGCTGTGAGTCAAAGGACAGTTGCTGGTTACGAATACGTCAATGCCGTACAAGTTACCAATCTTGCCGTTTTGTACACCCCGACCGTCAACAAAGTCAGAAGACACATAACGCTCAACACCCATAATTGCATTACGGAGTGAAGGAGGTACAACAAATGAACGGTTGTCCATCGGTACGTCTGCATCGTCCATCTTTTGAATCAAAGCTCGGAAGCCAGCATCAGTGAAAGCATTTACAGTACCTGCGCCAGCGTAAGCGTCAAGTCCGGTGCCACCTGAATTAACAATGAACGTAGCACTGTTAGTCCAGTCTGATCCGTCACCGTCACCGAAAGACTTACCCAAAGTGAACAAGTCATTGTCTACTTGCTTAGCAAGAGCGTAACCTGCGTCTCCGGTGTAGAACTGTCGGAGTGAAGACAAAGCTTGTGCTTCGGTGATGTCTTCAATCATACGAGAGTATTCAAAGTGCTTGTCAATTACGACTTGTACTTCACCCTCAGTGTCAGCCTGAATAGTAACAGCGGTCTTTGCTGCCTTAGCAGTAGCAACGCCTCTGGTGGGCTTAGGAATGTGGATGGTGTCACCCTTCTTACCAGTCATTGACATCTTCTTAACAAGATTAGCAAGGACAAGGTTAGACTGATATGCAGCAACGATTTCGTCACTCCAAATCTCGGGGATAAAAGTTGCGGCGCGGGCATTATCTACCGCACCTGTTTGACTGGGATATACTGAAGTAGCCATTTTAAGATTTCCTTAATAGATTAGTTTCGTACCCTCCCTTCTTGATAAGCCTTCATGATCTCTTCGGACAATGACTGATATCGTTCAGGGTCTGTACGCATAAGTTTAATAATGTCTGCCCTTCGGTAAATCTTTCTCTTTTTAGATTCTGTACTGCCCTTAGCGGAGCCTGTAGCTGCCTTCTTAACAGCTTGTTTGCGTCCTGCCTGTTCAGCCTGTGCTGTCTGTTGGACAACCTGATTACGTTCCTTCCATAGATTAAACAGCTCATTGGCTGCTTCGTAATCGTACTGTTTGTCCGCTTGTCCAAACAACTGAGTCCGTATCTTAGATGCTTTAATCCAATCTGCAAACTTTTCGTCCTTTAGGATTGTCTCCATGTCAGGATGATTGGCCTGTAGCTGAGACAGTGCAGTAGTCTTTCTGTACTCTGCGTTAATCTGTTCAGCTTCCCTAATCTTAGGGTGATTGTCTATTGCCCTTTTTACGGCAGTCTCTGGGTCAGAGAAAAAATCTACCTCATCAACAGTTTCATCTTGTTGCTGTGGTGCTGATTGTTGCGAGAGTTGTGTCTGAATGTAACTATCAACGACTTGTCTAAGCTCACCGACTTCCGCACTTTGACGGCCTAAAAGCTTCTCAGCTTCTTGGTGCATCCTTACAAGATCTTCGGCTGATTTGCCTCTGTACTTGTCCGGTATTTGTGCTTCTTCGTTGTCTTCTTCAAACTGAGTTTCCTCTACTTGAGGTTCAGCTTGTTGAGCTTCTTCGGTTTGTTGTTCGTCGTCTTCCAAACGCTCGTCTATAAGTGTAGCCATTATTAAATCTCCGTACTAACGTATTATGGAGTGATATGGTTCATGTAGAAAGGTCTGCTAAGAGTTTGCCTTTCTTTCTTGCTTCATCTTCTGTTCGCGTTGTTTCGCCCACTTCATAGTCGCACCTACAAAGTCCCCACTGATGGGGTCAAGTGAGCAACGGACAGGAGATATAATTCTTTTAGCAGTTTTACTGCACAAACCACACAAATGTTCTGTAACGTCGGAGGCCACTAAAGCCTCCGTAACGTGATTGTCAGGACATCTGAAATCAAAAAGTAAGCGCATTAAGCGGCTTCCTCTTGACCCTCAGCTTGTGGGTTGTTGCGTTCTTCTATAACGCTGTCTAGTTGTGCTTCAAGATTGAGGATGTTAGCCATAACAGCCAACTGACCTTTACGGAAGAATAAGTCATTTTCATCCTTAGCAGCTTCAACGGAGTTCACGTTAGGTACGCCTCCTTTGATGTCATTTAAGAAATATTCCCAACCTTCGCTACGAAACATCTCTTGCATACTTCGGGTGTAATTTTCAAATTCTTGATCGTTCATCTGTTTCTCCTCTATGGGACAGTTTAAGTAATGTACTCAATGTACATCTTTATTATAGCACATTTTGGTCTAAAAGTCAAGTATTATTTTAGTAACCTTTTTTTACTGTTTTCTTCTTAGGCTTAGCCTTTCCCGCCGCTTTCTTAGCCGCAGCCATACCTGCTTTAGTGTAGGGATACTTCTTTCCTTTTACCATTGGCATTATTTCTTACTCCTCTTTTTAGCTGTCTTAGCAGCTTGTCTAAAGTTTTTGGCTGTAGGAGCGCCCTTAGCGCCTTTCTTTCTCATCTTCTCCCCACTACCCGCAGCAATACGCTTACGTTTAGCGTGAATATTATCGTACAATCCTGCCACTACCACTTCTCCTTGTTTGCCCAGTACGCTGCTGACATTTTACCTTTTGCAATATTCTTTGCATGACGAGCTTTAAATGACTTGCGTCTGGCTTTATCTTTCTCAGACTTAGGGGCTTTACCCGCACCACTGACTCCCTGTTGTCCAAACCTAATAGTTTTAACCTTGTCACCTTCTTTGGCAACTACTACATGCGACTTAGTGGGGTGGTTAGGAGTCCTCTTCGGCTTGTTGAACCCGCTTACTCCCGCCCTTGCTAGTCTTGGGTCTTTCGTCGTTGACACTTTCTAAAGCCTCCAGTCTACTAAATATTAAATCAAAGTTACGGTTAATCTGTGCTACTACTTCTTCCAGTTCTCTGTTACTGACCATTTGGCCCTCTTGGTTGCATTGGGATTGCAGCTCTGCTGTTTGTTGTGGTATTGTTAGGTTTATTCTTCATAGATTTTTCTTTAAGTAACATGTCAGCTACTTTAAGTCTACGTTCAAACTCCTTGTCGTCCTCCGTTCCTGCTTTAAGATTAGTCGTTACAGCCTTCATGCGGTCAATCTCAAGCTCCTGAGGCATAAGCTGTGTCTCCATAGCAATCTTCTGTGCCCTTGCCTGAGACTCCTGAGCTTGCCCTGAGAGAGCCGCTGTTTGAGACTGTTGAAACTGCATCTCGGCTTGCTGTGCAGCCTGTTGTGCCTGTTGTTGCTCCGGTGAGGGTTGTCCTGCTTGCTCTAAGCGTTGGATCAAGTCTTCACGGTTAGACACATTCATATTGTCTATGATTGCTGAAATCAAAGCACTGTACAAAGGCGAGTCTGCCTTCATAGTCTGTAGCAACTGTACAAGCTGTGTGACTTCGTACTCTCGGGCCATAATACCCAAAGTGGACGTAGCGTTAAACTTGTAGTCAGCAACAGGGTAGTTCTCAGGATCAAACTGCATGTATCTGTGTGCAGCTTTAGTTACAAAAGGAATTAGGAAAGATTCCTGAAAGTTAATTAATGTACGCTTGTGGCGCTTAATAATAGCACCAAGAGACATACTAATACCAGCAGCCGTTGCTTCACCGTTAATACTCCCTGCTATACCCGCTGAGTCAATGGCTCCTGTAGCGGTCTGTACCATCTTCTGTAATGCGTCAGCCTGTGCAAAGGTAATCTGACTGACTTGTCCAAAGTTAAAGGGTTGTAGGATCTCCGCAGGATTACCATTGGTCAGGATAAGCTTACCTGCGCGTACTTCCGGTTTAGACCCTCTCGGAATACGTGTAGCGTCCATAGCCATCATAGGATGCACTGTGAGGGCCAAAGCGTCTATACGTGCTCTGATCTCTGCGTCTAGTGCTTTTTGGCTGTTGTAGCCCTTCTCACAGACTCCTCTGCCCCAGAAACGTGAAGGTACTACGTCCCATGGGAAAGCCACAATGGGTCTGTCGCCCATCATGTAAGGATTCTCTTCCGCTTTTAACAAAATACCACCGTTGGCAATAACAACGATGGCTTCAGTGTAGTAGTTCTCGTCCTCATCGTTGAGCATACTACCGTCTTCGCCCAACGCTACAATTTCCTCTTCCTCATCACTGTCTTCGGAACGTGCCAACTGAGCCTGTGCGTCCCGCAGCAAGTAAGTAGGAACTAAACCGTAATACTTAGTTAGGCGTACTTTATCGTCCGAGTACGTTGTTAGGTCTTGATCTGGCTCAATGTCAAAGTCCGGTGCTGCTGTGCCGATGTGACACTTCTTGTAGACTCCTGTCTCCTGTAACTGCTCTACGGTGTGTGCGGAGACAAACTCATCCACAGCCACACCCAGAGATTCATCCACATTTGTAGCAACGGGGTCAATTAGGAAGTTCTGAGGCATTACGGGACGTAGGCTAACCACAGTCCTGTCAGTAATGTTTACCCCTACAGCAGTCAAGTCTCCACCCATAATAGGCTGGGTGGCTGGTTTCATTTCTTTTTCTTCGGAGATAACAACTTCAGCGACCCCTGTTCCAAAGACAGCGGAATTGATAAGACACTCCGCAACGGCCTTCCTAACTTTAGTCTTCTCAAAGTCTTGATGCAGATGAGTACGGAGATATACAATGTCAGCTTTGTCAGGGTCATTAGAATCATCCCTGATGTCAAAGAATTTACCTCTACCAAATGTCGCTTCTTCAATCTCTGCAACGGAACTCTCCACTGCTTGTTGTAGGGCTGGGCTAATAATCTTAGACCTTTCGGACTCTCTGGTTACATCTTCCTGTGCCCAGATACCCCTCCAAAGTCTGTAGTATTCATCAAACTTTTGTGCGTAATTGGCTTCAAAGTGATCCCGCCAATCATCACATTTAGTGATAACCCAGTCTTCAAGAGCTTCTTGAATCATTAGGGGTTTGCTGTCTTCGTTGTAATCTTCCATATTTTAATATCCTGCTACGGAGTCTAAAGTCTCAAATTCGTCGTACTGCTCAAAGTCCCCAGCGTAAGCAACCTTTGCTAACTGGTCTATGTAGGCTAAAGCGTCCACTAAGTCATCATGAGTCAGTGGGTCTGGAAACTGAAACAGTTCGTCCAAAAAGCGACTGTTCCACTCTCCTTTACTGAGACTTACAATACCATTTTCAAACCTGCCCTGTAAGGCCCACATAATTCTGTCAGTCTTCTTTTGGTTGCCATGGGACAACTCTTCCACTCTAAAAAAGAAACCGTTACGCTTCATCATGTCCACTAAGGGAGACATAACCGCCTGTTTAGCGATACCTCTCTCAATACCTACACTGATGGGCTTATAGTCCCTAACGGCCTGAAAGATCTTCTGAGCAGTCTCCTCTAAAGTCCACCTACCGTATATAATATTCTCTACGTACCAACCGTCTTCATTTACAAAGACAACTGCAATGGCTGTATTATCAAGACGACTATTTTTAGACTTCTTTTTAGTTACGTCCTGAAACCCCGCCAAATCCACAGCTATGTAACAGTCAAAGTATTCCGGTCTACTGTCGGCAAACTGTACCCAGTCCTCCTTAAACATCTCGGAGCCTTTAGCCTCAAAGGAGGCCATAAACTCCTGTCTAAAGGCATAACTGGACATTGACTTTTTAGCTGTATTTATCTCCTCATCGTCCAACAGAGGGTTATCGTAGCTGGTAAAGTGCCATGCTTTGTAAGACTCATCATCACTTAGATCTGCATATTTGTACAGATCATAGAAGTGATTACGTCCCATAGGCGTACCTATGAACAAGGCATGACCCTTTTGGTCAGCCAGAGCAGGTCTTAAGATTTGTTCCCATACGTCAGGTTTAATGTCTGCGTATTCATCCAAGACTAAAAACTTTAGGGAGACACCCCGCATTGTCTCCGGTCTATCTCCACCTTTGAGGCTTATTGTAGCCCCGTTGACTAACTTTATTTGTAAATTATTAATGTGACTGGTGGCTATTACGGGATGCCCCAAGTCCATTAAAGTTTCCCACATAATGTCTCTGGCTTGGCCCTGAGTTGGGGCCACATAGAAGACAGTTCCTCTGTTAGTCTGTAAAGCATTAACAATTAACAACCATGCCGCTAAACGAGACTTACCTGTACGTCTACCTGCTGCTACTATCTTAAAGCGTGTAGGGTCTTCCCAGACTTGCTGTTGCCATGGTAGCAGCGATATGTTAAGTTCAGACACTAATAAGACCAAACAACGGGTACGGACTTACGATCATCTACGTGTATAAACGTATTGGCGACACCTATGCCCCCAAAGCCCATTTCCATTGCATTTTTTATAATCACATACTTCTGATTACCGTCTGCCACAGCAATGTCCGCAGCTATACCTAAAACATGCTGACCTACTTTCTTTTTCTTAGCTTCAACACTGTGGGTTCTGTCTCTATAGCCACTGGTAATTGTGAAGGGGAAACCACACTTCTCTCTAAGCTCATCCAAACGATGTATAAAAGCTATGGACATAGCATTGTTACCTGTCTCCTGACAGTTAAACTCCTCATAAGTAAAATATTTAAATTCATTACTCATGTTCTGTGTATTCCCCTTCTACTATGTTAGGATTGTCGGTGATGGTTGTTTCAGTGCCTACGCCTGTAATGTTGATTGATATGGAAGACCTACCCCCATTAAGCTTATCCTTCTCAAAATAGCTTATGGGTAACATTCTATCCATCATTAGCTTCCAAGCTGCTGCTTGATGTTTGTGATCGTCGTCTAAGGCAGCATTCATAATACTGTCTAAGACTTTCTGTGACTTAGGGGATGCTAACATACGAGCTTTGTACTCATTAATGATAGCTGCGTCACCTTTGGGTCTACCTACTGCATTCCTATGTCCCTTCTTATTGGACATAACTTCGGACTTCTTAGGTCTACCTCTTTTTTTAGGTAAATTACCTTCGGACATAAGTATTGCCTTTAGCCGCACCTGCGGCGCTTATATAAGATACTTAAGGATACCTAAGGCAGCGTTAGGATATTTCTTTATTTTATTTCTTTAAAGTCTTATTCTTAAGCTGCTTTAGTTTACCTGTATATTATAGCATATTTTTTACTAAAAGTCAACCCCTTTAGGCTACTTTTAGCTAAAATATTGTCTTAAGCCGCACCTGTGCGGTGCTTGTTGTGTCTTCCATTGGCCCACCTTTTACTTTTATTGGCTGCCATTGGTAAAATCTATTGATTTCAAGCAGATGATTCACTGAATAAATCATTAATTATTCACTTTAAGTACCCAAAATGCTACTTTTTTGTGTCTATTGGGGTACTACTATAAAAACCTAATGGAACTACCCCTCCCCCGTGTGCGAAAAGGACCCCATGCGCGTGCGCGTATTGATGCCAAACGTTCACCATTGGGCACCATTGGGGCTGATTGGTTTACCATTGGCCGAGTGTGCGGGGATCATGGGGACCCTATAGCGACACCACAGGCACACCTCACGCACACCACAGGCACACCACACGCACACCACAGGCACACCATAAACAAACAATTTGCGTCTGTAACCCTATGATTACAAAGACAATTCAAAATTAATTACAATTATTTTCAAAAAGGGGTTGACATTCCAAACTCACTTGATCTATTCTATGTCCATGCCTTGAGGTTAAGGCTTGCGGGAGAAACAAGTATTTTGAGGGTCACGCCCATGGCGTGTGAGTTTACCTCAAAGCAAGCAAGCAAACACCATAAGGCACCTAAGCATAGCGCTTAGCTCGCTTCTCAGGCCATGGGATACCGGAAGCATAGCAACGCATACTAACTTAGGATAAACACTCGCGGCTTGCTTTGTGGTGGCTTGAGAATGTCCCTTGAATGGGGTTGGTGTTGTATGTTCATGTAAGAGTCAAGCGGGTCAGTGAGTGTTAGCCTATGGCAAGCAAGCGGCTTGCTATAGTTTAACACTTAGAAGAGTGAGATTAGAAAATGAAACAGCATCAACATGATTTTGCAAAGCTGCGACACGTTGCGACCAAATACTACAACGAGACAAATTGTTGTGCAGTGATTGCGGTAGCAGCGGCGGCTCAAGTAGCCTTCGGGAAAGCTTATAGAATAATGCAAAGACTAGGCAGACCGAACAGAAAGGGAACGCCCCATCATGTATATGAGCAAGCTTTAGAGCAGCTCGGGTATCGCTTAGAGCCTTGTGATATAGCAATGGGCAAGACACTGGTCACGGCCAAGAGAAATTGCCCAAAGCGCGGCACGTTTTTAATATTGACATCTCGCCATATAACTTGTATACGTGATGGTGAAATGATAGATTGGGCAGCAGACAACAACAGCAGAAAACGAATCATTTGGATTCGTAAAGTAATTAAAAACTAAGAGGTGAAACATGACATACGATGACGCATTAGAAGTAATTGTATCAAAAAGAGAAGCCATAGCAGAGATCAAAGCTCACGGTTTAGACCCCTATGATTTCTTTTATGAGATAGGCGAAAAAGAGGAATATGTAGGGATTGACGTTTTGAGCTGGTTAGGATATTAATAGATAAACAACACAGGAGCGACACAACATGAGTTTAGCAACAGATACGATAGTTCTACATATCGCCAACGATAATGGCTTTTACAACAAAGCACGGGAAATCTTACAGCGCTGCGGCGATTCATACGATGCCTGCATTGAGCTTAAAGACATGGTTGATAAGATTATGTTTCCAGAAGAAGCAGGGCAACCCCAGAACATTGACCACTTCTTCAGGCAGGATATGATTCTTGAGGCATTGTCTCAGGTCAACTGGCGTGAAGTCTATGAAAGATTAACGGAAGATTAGGAGATAGCATAGCCCACTGATGAGCCTGTGAGACTCAGGCGAAACCCTGTGAAGGGTCTGGGTATTAATTAAAACTTAATCAATTGGAGAATAATATGTCTACATTTAGAATACAACGCACACGCAAAGCCCCTGTTGCTATGTCTCAGAAGGCAACAACAAACACTTGGCGAGACATCTTTGACAGCATGAACAAAGGTCATTGGTTCCTTGTGTCAAAGGCAAACTATAGAAAAGTGTCCATAGCGGCGAATAAATACATCAAAGGCAACTACAGGCTTTACAAGCACCCATCAAGAAAAGATTGTTATGTTTTTTTGAAAAAGGCTTGACAGGTTAATGAGTAGCTTGTAAAATCTTACCTAAGGTAGCGTTAAGCTATATTCTTTAAGATAAATAACTTAAAGTTACCTTAGGTAGCCTTAGGGCAAATGAATTAAGTACGGGTAATGAATAAAAGACAGCTAAGAGAGAGAGGTTTATATGATGGTTTATAGTACATATTCTAAAGCAGGCAGGAGAGCGGCAGTCTATACAGACCACTGCTCCCTTCTATCCACTGAAGCCAAACGTATCAGACAGAAACATAATAAGAACATCCTAATTGATTGTGTCTTATCTTTTGTGGGTTCTTTCTGTATCTTTGGTGTTATTCTTTTGGTCCCCTTATCATGATCTCCCCTAATCCTAAGCTGACACGCAAAGAGGTCTTAAAGTTGTTCGTAGGCTTGTATGATTTCAGAGAATCTGAGTCTACCCTGACGGACGAACAGTCTAAAACGTTGCTCTATGCAATGGACATCTTGAACACAGCTCAAAGAGAGCGTATGATAGCAGAGGAAGATTTCTTGTATGATTATCATAGAGGGTAGAGAGTTCAGAATGTCTCAGCGTAGAGAGGCTGTAGCCTTCCTTGAAGGCATCTTGCTTGACTTAGACCGTCATGCTATGGTTATCATAGACGATCACGGTTTGCTGTTAGACCATCACGAACAACTTAAGGAGATTTTAGACAATGAGCCGAAATTCTATGTTCACTAGCAAACGCACCCAACCCTATACGATATGGGAAAGTGTCCCAAAAGCTGACTGGTTGCCTAAAGGTGGTCTAAGCTGGACTAACAGGGGCACGTTTAGAGCTGCCAATGCCTACTCTGCCATTGAACAAGCAGCCGAGAGCGGTTACTATGTCAAAGCGGGTGACAAGGTTTCAACAACCACAGGGCCCGAGATCATTATAAAACTGGAGGCTACACAATGAACCTATTTTTTGTTCACGAAGACCCAAAGACAGCAGCACAAAGCCTATGTGATAAACACGTTGTTAAGATGATCCTAGAGACTGCCCAAATGCTTAGTACCGCTCACAGGCTCTCAGACACCCCTCAGGCCCCTTTTGTCTACAAGATGACCCATAAGAACCACCCAAGCACAAAATGGCTCAGATCGTCTCAGATTGCCTACAAATGGGGTTTAGACCATCTACAAGAGTTATTTACAGAATACACGCATAGATACGGCAAGATTCACAAGACAGAGCGAGAAAAGCTAGAGCACCTCAAGGTTATACCCAAAGATCTGCCAGCACTGCCGTTTATAGACCCTCCGCAGTGCATGTACGACGAATGTAGAGGGATTGACACTATCATAGCCTATCGGTCATACTATAGGACTAGACGCACAGAGATTGACATGAGATGGACAAACAGGGAGATACCAACATGGCTGTAGAATGTAGCATTGATAGAGACATAGCAGACTTCAGGATAGAGGTTTATTACTGGGATTATGTCTTAGTTGACAACGTAGTAACCCGTAAAGACAAGGTTTTACTAGCCTATGTCCCCATGTTCTTTAACTACGAGTTAGAAAGAGATGATCAAGAGTACGCAATGATGAAGCTCAGAACTCAAATGATTGAACTGTACAGAGATTGGCCTGACGGTGAAGTAATCGTTGAGCTAGTCATAAAAGAGGAGTTTGTAAACGGATGAACATATTCAAGAGGCTCTACAGGTTCATACATGACGTATTTGTAGACATAGCAGAGGGCAATGTGACCGAAGACGACTTTGATCTCATCTTTTGGACTGCAATGGTGGTCTGGTGCATCTTTATCGTCGTCATGTTTTCAACCTTTGACCCACCATTACAACCCATAGGAGTTATGTAACATGGAAGTACAACTATTAGACATCATGGGGTCAGACCTAACGGTAGTTAATGCTGCCAGAGTGTCATTCGCTGCTGAGTCAGACGAGTTTGGCAGTAGAGACAAGAAGCTGATTAGATATCTGGCTAACCATAACCATTGGACACCCTTTGGTCACGTACAGGTTCAGTTCAGGATCAAAGCACCTGTGTTTGTCGCTAGGCAACTGGTGAAGCATCAAGTTGGCTTGGTTTGGAATGAGATTAGCCGTAGGTACGTAGACTTTTTACCTACTTTCCATCAACCGGAAGCATGGCGTAAACGTGCGGACAACAAGAAGCAAGGGTCATCGGATGAGTCCTTTACAGGCCCCGACGGTGAAAGATTTGATATGAGATACAAAGACTTGATGGATAAAGCTGAAGCTGTTTATGATAACATGATAGCCAGTGGTGTAGCCCCAGAGCAAGCCCGTATGGTCTTACCCCAATCAATGATGACTGAGTGGTACTGGACTGGCTCTTTGGCAGCCTTTGCCCGTGTTGTCCAGCAAAGGATATCCAGTGATGCACAGTACGAATGCCAAATAATTGCACAAAAGATAGATCAAGCACTTGCAATAGCAGACGAAGTAAGCTACTCTTGGGCATGTCTAACTGAAAGGGAATAATCATGAACAAAGAAGATATGGACTTGACAAGCCCTGTGGAGGGCTACATGTCACTGGAACACCAAAAGAAGATGGCCTCTGAGTTAGCCTACGATGAGCTACACAGCCTGAGGTTTAACGAGCTTCACGCTATGCTGAGGGACTTTTTGATGCAAAAGTACCGCTCAATGCCACCTTTAGAACTAACGGACATGTATGAGAAGAGATTCTGGTACATGGTAGGAGAATAATCATGAGCAGATGCAGAGCCTGTAACAATGCTATGACGGATACTGAAATGAAACGTAAAGATCCTCACAGCGGAGACTATACAGACTTGTGCAGTGCGTGTTTGGTGGTGTCCGTTGAAGCCTTGCTTGAACTGGACGGGTTGGTAACGGACATTGACACAATTCAATTATTAGACGAAAGGGAGGTTGACTATATAGACGAAGCTGATATACTGCGGTACGTCCAAACTCAGGACAATAACTTTGAAGATAACTACTAATGGAGTAATTGGTATATGAACCAGAAACATATTGCTGAAGGTACAGTGGCCTTTCAATCACTAAGAAAGCATGACGAGTGGCAGGGACAGTCCACTGGTAAATTCACGCTCACTCTGAGCCTACCGGAAGACGTAGCGGAAGCTCTACAGTCCGAAGGTGTAAAACTGAGGGACTACGAAGGGACTGCTCAGCGTAAGTTTAGCAGCCAATACACAGTCCCCATCTTGAATGAGGACGGTACACCCTTTGACGGTGACGTAACCAGAGGCTCGCATGTACGTATCCTGTACAGCTACGGCAAACCCCATCCCGTTCACGGTACGTCTACGTATCTTGACAGGGTAAAGGTCTTAGATCTTGCGGAGACAACTCTTAGCGAATCACCGGAAGACTTCTAAGGAGAACATGACTCATGTCTGAGAACAAGTTTACAAGACATGAGGAATGTCCGAAGTGCGGTAGTAAGGACAATTTAGGAAGATACTCAGACGGTCATGCTTATTGCTTTACCGCTGAATGTGACTACTTTGAACCTGCTACCGACACTCCGGTAACTGCATCCTCATTTACAAATGGAACCTATCAAAAGGTAATGGTAACGGAAATGACTGGAGTAATTGAAGCAATACCCGACAGGCGCTTGTCCAAAGAGACATGTAGCAAGTTTGGTGTGCGTATAGAGTTTGACCAGAAAGGTAACATTGCAAAACACCACTACCCCTTCAAAGATGCGGACACAGGCGAGACTGTCTGTACCAAAGTGCGTATTGTGAAGGACAAACAATTCATGATTAACGGCTCCTACGGCAACAATCTGGGCCTGTTTGGTCAGGACACCTGTAGAGGTAGAGGTAAGTTTATTACCATTACCGAAGGTGAGCTGGACTGCCTAGCGGTATCTGAAATGTTTGACAGGAAGTGGGACGTAGTGTCTTTACGAACTGGTGCGGCATCAGCAGCCAAAGAGATCAAAGAGCAGCTAGAGTGGCTTGAAGGCTACGACAATGTGGTACTGTGCTTTGACAACGATAAGGCTGGTCAGATAGCCGTAGACAGCGTTAAGGATCTGTTTAGCCCCAACAAGCTGAAGGTCTGTAAGCTACCCCTGAAGGATGCCAGTGATATGCTTATGGCAAACAAGATCAGGGACTTTACAGCGGCATGGTGGGACGCTAAGACACACAGACCTGACGGTATCGTAGCGGGTGTAGACACATGGGATCATCTCATTAATGCTCGCAAGGTTAAATCTATACCGTATCCATGGGCAGGTCTAAATGACTTGACCAAAGGAGTCAGACCCTTTGAGCTAGTGACGATAACCTCAGGCAGTGGCATGGGCAAGTCTCAACTCGTAAAAGAGATTGAATACTTCCTGTTCAACTGCACAGAGGACAACATCGGTATACTGGCTTTGGAGGAATCTCTGTCCCGCACTACTTTGGGTTTAATGTCAATGGCAGCTAACAAGCCATTACATTTAGATGAGGACGCAGACACCGCCAGTTTCAAACCTTATTGGGAAAGCACGTTAGGGTCTAATAGATTCTACTTGCTTGACCATTGGGGTTCAACTGGTGAGGAGACGTTAATGTCTCAGATAAGGTACTTGGCAAAGGCTATGGACTGCAAGTGGATCATCCTTGACCACCTGTCAATCGTAGTCTCAAGTCAGGAAAATGGTGACGAGCGTAAGAACATAGACGCAATCATGACTAAACTCAGGACTCTGGTTCAGGAGTTGGGCGTAGGTCTATTCTTAGTCAGTCACCTCAAACGTAGCGGTGGACAGGCCCATGAAGACGGAGGGAAGATATCTTTATCTGAACTCAGAGGGTCACAGTCCATCGCTCAATTATCTGACATTGTGTTGGGACTGGAGAGGGATCAACAGAACGACGATGAGGACGTTCGCAACACTACGACAGTGCGAGTGCTGAAGAACCGCTATACGGGCTTGACAGGCCCAGCGTGTTAC